TGAGGAATATGGTAAAGGATATATTGGCAGTAGAACCTGCAAATGTTTTCCTACAGAGGATGTAAATTATTTTGGTTCTTTTAAAGATAAATCATTTAAACCAACTCAAAAAATAATACTTAAAGATGATTATTCTACAAGAGAAGAAGCATATATTGATGAGATTATTTTGCAAGAATATTATAGAGTAGTAAAGAATCCGCATTTTGCCAATAGAGCATATCAAACTTCTACTGGATTTGGTAGGAAGGGTATGGTTCCTCATAATAAAGGGCAGAAAATGGATTTAGAACAAAGAAAAAAGTTGAGTGATATTTGTAAGGGGAGAAAAGTAAATGAAGAAACTAAAAAGAAGTTGAGAGAAAAACTAAAAGGCAGAGTGCTGACCGAGGAACATAAAAGAAAAATTGCAACTTCGAATAAAGGTAAATCAAAAACAATAACAGAAAAAAGAAAACAATCAGATATTCAAAGAGGGTTAACTCTAAAGGGGAGATTTGTTGGAGATAAAAATCCTACAAAAAGACCAGAAGTTAAAGAAAAAATTAGCAATTCTTGTAAGGGAAGAATTGCTTGGAATAGAGGAAAAACCTTCCCGGAGTTATCTGGTAGTAAAAATCCAAAAGCAAAAAGAATTGAATTTGAAGGTGTAATTTATAATTGTGTTAAAGATGCTTTAGAAAAAACTAAAAGATCTAAATATTACATTCAGAAATATTCTACTTATCTTTAACTGAATAGGCGAATATTATCTCCTCTCTTGAGGTTCTCGCTAATATATTGTGAGGACCCTTCTTTATATGTCATCATTTCTTCCATATCATCAAGAACAATATTTAAGTATCTTGGTTTGAGTACGTAGATATTTCTCTTTGCATCCTCAAGTTTTTCTTCATATTCATAGTTAGTAACTGGGGTAGTTACATTTGAAAGAGTAACTTGAGATTCTGTGAATGCATCATAATAAGACCAATCAGAAGCATAGTTTTGAGGAACTTCCAGTCCCGCTGGAATGATTACAACTCCTTGACTATTTTTAATTTCAATTGTTTCATAGTGATGAACACTATAGATTCTTGCATATATTTCTTCTTCAGTGCTCAACCCAACCCCATATTTTTCTCTTAAATAAGTATCAAAAGATACTTGCGTCATTGGCCATTCTGTTTGGATATTGATAATATTGTTTGAGAGAAGAATTACCCAATCTAAAGAAGAGTTATTGTATATTTCAAATGCAACATTATCTGGGCGAGCATCTCCAATAATTTTATATTTCTCAAAGAATGATACTTCTTGAAAAATATCTGGGCGAAGAGTTCCCTTTTTGAATAGGTTCTTTACTTCAATATAATCACTAATTTTAGCATCTGGTAATCTGCTAACGTATTCAAAAGATGGTAGTTGTCTGAAGTATGGTGTTGCCATTTTAGTATCCTATTACGGTATCTTTGTCTTGATCCAACTTTGAATAGTCATCATTAAAGATTGGTTCTAGTTCTTGGAATTGCATTGTTATTTCGTATGATGTCATTAAACCATCAGCGAATGTCATATAGTTTCCTTCTGGAGTGTAGTTAACTGTAAAAGATTGTAGAGCACACTCTTTAATTAAATTGATGTATGGATGATCTTTATTTTTGTGTAGATATTGTATTTTGAATGTATGAGGAGCTTTTAAAAATAAAGTAGATGCTGTTCTTTGAACTGCCATCCCTTGTTTAAAAAATCTTATTATTTGCCTAATTTGTTCTCTATCTGCTACACTTCTTGCAGATAACTTAAATGTAAAATTAAAAGGTCTTAATGTTGGACCAGAAAATAACAATTCCATATTTGGATTGAATACTGCTCCTTGAGTTCTTGATAAGATATTGGATTTTCCAATTGCTTGAGCAGTAAAAATTGCTGCTATTCCGGTCCTTACTGCTCCGGAATTTTCTTGCACATTTTGTGTCTGTGCCTCTAATGTATTTGCTCCTGCTGCACCTCCTCCTGTTATTACGGAATTTGCAATTTCCGCTAAACTTTTTTCCAAGGGATTCATTTCATCACTACCCCAAGTGACGGAGTTGGTATCTGATATTCCTCCAGGTATAGGTAGAAAGACATTTCCAATTGTTCTTGAGGTGAAATTACTTCTTTCTCCAAAACTACCTAATCCTTGATTTGCTGATTCATTTATATTTCTTGGTTCATATTTTAACATATTAAATTTAATCACATCTTGATGTTCTATTTGTAGATTTGATGGGTAGGATAATTTTTCTGGAAATTTAAATCTTGATAATTTTTCAGATTCTTTTAATTCTCTTTCTAATGCTGCTTTATTTTCTTCTGCTGCAATTGGAGTTGCGCTGTTGGGTGATATTAATTTATTTGATTTTGCTTGTGCTTCCGCATCAGTTCCACCAGATGTCTTCACACCTTGTGCTGTAGTAATTTTTGCTGCATTTTTTATATTATTAATTCCTTCTGCACTAGATAGTGCTTTTATTTCATTTTGCGATAACCCAGAGTTTTGACTTGCGGTAAATTTTCCTGTTGAAGGATTATAAGTTCCAAGACTTTGAAATTGTAGAGCAGCACCTTGCTTATAAATTTGAGTAACTCCAGTTTCTGCATTTACTACTGGAGATAAAATCCCACCAATTCCTTTTACTTGAAATGGATTTTTTCCTGGTTCTCCGTAAGTTCCTGCCATCAAAAATCCCTCCAATTTGTTACAGGAGTAATCATCTCAATTTTTTGTAGAGTATGAGACATTTATGAGAGGGGTTTTTATTTATTTAGACGAAATTTTGCATAAGGTATAGAAAGCATTTCATCAAGTTCTTCATATTTTACAACGTAAAGTTTACCTGCAACTTCTTCCCAAGTATATTGTCTTCCTTTTCTCCAATGAAAATTGATCCCCTTAAATCCCCATTTTTCTAATGAGGTACAAGCAATTAATGGATGTTGATCATATTCCAATCCTGGCGTTTTTGCGTTATAAACAAAAGTATAAAATTTTCCTACTTCTGGATATAATGCTTCTTTCTTTAATACATCCATAATAATCAACATTAGATCTTCTGGATCATATGTACCAGCAGCATCAATTCTTTTTTTCAACTCTCTCATTCTTGGAGGAATACTGGCATATTGACCAAAACCTTTTGCCATTACTTGATTCCTAATTCTTGTTCTGTAATAATCTTAAATCCAATCATATTGTCCTCACAAAACTCTTGAGCAGCACGCCATTTTGCTTGGTTAGTTGCATATGTATAAACTTCGTGAAGATAAGACTTGGTAGTTCTTGATCTTGGTTTTGGTGCAACTGTTTCTTTTTTTGGTTTGATTTCAATAATATATTTTTTAATATCTCCAGATTGTTCTCTAACTTTAATAATAAAATCTGGAAAGTAATTTCTTACTTTTTGTTTTACTGGGTCATAATATTTGATTCGAATCTCCTCCGATCCCCAAGCAATAATATTTTCATTTAAGTCGCACCAGTGGCAAAATTTACGTTCCCAACTACTTCTGCATATAATATTGTTGGGGTCACCAATGTATTTTTGTGGATATGATGGTTTGTATTTACTCTTGATGCTTTCTGCCATTATCCTTACTACATAATATATAAGGTCAAAAATTATTTATAAATGGCAGTTCCAAAGCCAGCAGCAAGAAACGTATCTCAAATAAAAAGTTCTTTGCTTAAACCAGCATTAACATCTCATTATGAGTTATATCTCACTATGCCGAATGGTAATGCTGGTGACTTTAGTAAAATAATGGCAAAAAATGGTGTAAATTTTTCTGTCGAACAATCCAATTTACAACTTGCATGTAGCGAAGCAACGTTACCTGGGTCAAGTTTAGCAACTCTTGAAATCAATAATGATTACACTGGTGTCACTGAAAGACACGCATATCGCAGAATTTATGATGACAGGATTGATCTTACTTTTTATGTTGATACAAAATATACTGTAATTAAATTCTTTGAAACTTGGATTAAGTATATTATGAATGAAAGTATCAGTGGAAGTCCATCAGGTGCGGTTGGACTTCAACTACCAAACTTTTTTTATAGTGTTAGATATCCAGAAGAATATCAAGCAAATTTCTCAATTGTTAAATTTGAAAGAGATTATCAGTCCAGACTAACATATACTTTTTTAAAGGCATATCCTATTAGCATATCTTCTATGCCAATATCTTATGACTCATCTTCTTTACTAAAGTGTACTGTTTCCTTTACTTATTCCAGGTATTATATTGAGGATCTTAATGGTTCTGCTCCACCACCAGATGCACAGAATCCTCAGTCATCTCTCAATAACCCATTAGAACAAGCAGGATTTAATGTTGCTGCGTATCAAACCTTCTCCAATCCTCAGTTTGGTGTAGATACAACTGGGGGACTATCAGCTCAAAATGCATTATCTTCTGGCAATTCCCTTCAGGTTTATGAGGGTGAAGAAATAATTAATGCCATTAATTCCAATCAAAGACCAGTTGAGTCTGGTCTTCCTTATGTTGGTAGGAATGTTGGACCAATATCACCCTATCAATAAGACATAAAAAAAGAGGGTCATTAAGACCCTCAGTTTGGAGTTGGAAGTTCTACCTTTGCGTTTTGAAGAACTGCAAATAGAACAGTGCTTCCGCCAATGACTAAAAATGGAATTAATAATAATGAGATGATGAGAGTTTTCATTGATCTTTTTTAAGACCCTTAGACAAACCAATAGCACTTACTACACCAGTGAGACCGTAAATTCCTCCCCACAAACCCAACCACAGAGAGTTGTTGCGGTGGATTTGAGAAACTTCTGGAGCAACTTTGTGGTACTTATACGCCGCATCATACTCCTGAACATACCAGACAAAGCAAGCGCCAGTTGCTGCGGTCGTTACAGAGAGTGCAGATGCAAGATAGAAGTTGAGAAGTCCTTTCATCGATTTGTTTGAACTGTAGTTATTATAGTACGTGTTTGTGAGTTGTTTGGAGTTGAGTGGACACTTTCTCTTCTGTCCATGCACGCTAAATAATCACACCTGAAGTTCTATAGGATATTATGCCTTTACCGAAGATTTCTACACCAACTTATGAACTTGAATTGCCCTCAACTGGACAAACAATTCAGTACAGACCATTTCTTGTTAAAGAAGAAAAGCTACTTGTAATTGCTTTAGAAAGTGAAGATACGAAGCAAATTACAACAGCAATTAAAACAGTTATCAAAAGTTGTATTCTTACAAAAAATATTAAAGTAGAATCTCTTCCTACTTTTGATATTGAATATTTGTTCTTAAATATTCGTGGCAAGTCTGTTGGAGAAGAACTTGAAGTTAATATTATCTGCCCTGATGACGGTGAGACTCAAGTTCCAGTAAAAATTAATCTGGATGACATTAAAGTTCAAAAAAATGAAGAGCATTCAAATAGAATCAAACTTGATGATTCTATTATGATGGAAATGAAGTATCCATCTTTAGATCAGTTTATTAAGAGTAATTTTGATTTCAGTGATAAAAATGCAATGGATCAATCGTTTGAATTGATTGCATCTTGTATTGATAAAATTTTTACTGAAGAAGAAGTTTGGACTGCCGCAGACGTAACTAAAAAAGAAATGGCAGACTTTTTAGAATCAATGAATTCTTCTCAGTTCAAAGATATTGAAAAGTTCTTTGAAACAATGCCTAAACTTTCTCATAAAATTAAAGTTAAGAATCCAGTTACTGAAGTTGAAAGTGAAGTTGTTTTAGAAGGGTTAGCATCTTTTTTCGCGTGAGTATGGTCCATATGGACCTTGAAAATTATTTCAAACTTAATTTTTCGTTAATGCAATATCATAAATATTCATTATGGGAAATTGAAGGTATGATCCCTTGGGAAAGGGACATATACGTCACATTATTACAACAGCATCTTGAAGAAGAAGAGTTAAAACAAAAACAGCAGATGACCAATGCCCATTTCTAATTCAAAAGAGGAAATTGACAGTAGGATACTGAGTCTCATTGGGATTGAGGATGTTTTTGACCTTGATTATGAAACTTACTTGACTCTTCTTAAAGAGGCAATGGTCAAAAGTAGGATGACCAAAAAAACAATTCCTACTGAAGAAGTTATGCTCTTAAACGATGAATTTAAAAGAGTTAAGAGCAAAAAAGATAGTGGTAGATTTGAAGTTAAAAAGAAAAAAATATCTGCATCTTCTTTTAATGTTGGAAATATTAAAGGAAAACTTATAGGCGATAGTCCAATAAAAGAACTTTTGCCCTCGCAGGCAATTGCAAAATCTCCTTTAAAAAAATCTTTAGAAGATAATATATCTACAATAACTTCTTCATTTGTTTCTATAGTAGAAACTTTAAGGCAACAAAAGAAAGTAGCGGATGATTCAACTGCTTACGATAAAAGAAAAACAGAGAAAGAAAAAAGAGGACTTGCCGAGAGTAAATTAGAAAAAAGATTTGAAGGATTAAAAAAGGTAGCAGAAAAA